CACGCTCGGCATCACTGATTCGGCTGTGTTCCTGAAAGCAATTCAACTGGCACTTGCGGATACCATGAGCATTTCTGATTCAGAGAGCAAGGCGATAGGCCAGTCACTTACTGACAGCCTTTCTATCAGTGATTCGATTGCCCGGGTTGTCGCGTTCCTATTGACACAGGCAGACACGATGGCAATATCCGATGCAGAGTCTAAGGCCATAGAAATGGCGCATAGCGACGCTGTTCCGCTGGCAGACAGCATGAGTACCGTTACAGCCTTTATCCGTGCCTTCAGCGACAACGTAGTCATTGCTGACGACATATCCAAGGGCATCCAGATGGCGAGGTCTGAGAACATCACCATTGCCGACGCGGTAGCCAAGCAGTACGGCTTTGCACTATCTGACGTGCTGGCGATGCTTGACACAATCACCATCAAGAAGTTCATCAACCTGACCCTGCACGACACAATGGCTATCACTGATGTGATGGTGAAGACCGGAACCTGGACGTACCCTGGATTGAAAATCATTGTAGAATTATATGAGAGGGCGCTAGACGCCATGCAGCACAACAGGACCATCAACGTAGATGAGACAGACCGTGGCATTGATACCGACCACAGGAGGGAGTTATGACTCAACGGACAAAGAGATTTACCATCCCGCAGGGTGACTATGGATGGAGTTTGATATTCACATGCCGCACCTTTGCCAGTGTTCTTGTGAACCTGACAGGCTACACGATTCACTTCAAGGTGTGGTCATTCAATACGCCAGGAACGCTGCTACTGAATGGGACCGGCGCCATCGTGGATGCGGCAAACGGCATTGCGTCGTACACGCTACAGTCCGGAGACTTCAACACTGCGGGTGAATTCGAGTGTGAGCTTGAATGTACGAAGGTTGGCGAAGTCAGCAGCTATCAGACCTGCATCGTGGAAGTGACACCGAGCGGTTAGGAGGTGAGCTATGGCATTCACATATGATTTGACCACTGACATCGGGAAAATTCGTCTCAACATAAATGACAAAGTGAACACGTCTGATGCGCCAGCGCACTTCTCTGATGAAGAATTGCAGGTATTCTTGACCGCCGGCGGCAATACGAACGTCGGATCTGCCCTGGCACTGGAAGCGTGGACGGCTGCGGACTTTGACGCAATGGATAGCGAGAAGATAGGCGACTACCAATACACGAGAGGCGCTGTCAGCAAGAAGCTCACACTCGCCAAGGTCTACCGAGACGCAGACGCAAGTGCGCCCGTGTTAGAATTCGGTACGATGGATTTGACAGGAGAAGACGCATGACTTTTGCACGGCAGTTAATAAACACGTGCACTACACAGCGCTTTAGCACGGGTGCTGCTGACGATTACGGCGTACCCGTGCTGACATGGTCTGATTATATTCTGGATGAACCGTGCAGGCTTGTGTATGGCGGCGGGCGCGAGGTTGTGATCGGCGCAAAGGTGGTGGTGGCAGATTATCAGCTATTCATCGGTGATATCGACGTGACCGAGCAGGACAGGGTTGTTATTAGTGAAGTGACCTACGAGGTACTGATGGTTATATCCCGGCAGGACGGCGTGCGTGGGCATCACAAGCAGTGTTTGCTTCGTACCGTGAGGTGATATGGAAATCAACGTCAAGATCGATGATGCCGAGGTGCTGAGGAACATGGCGAAGTTGGGGGGCAAGTTCAAACCTGCTATCGCTGCTGGGTTACGCGACACCATCATTGCAACAACGGCTGATGTCGTCAAGGGAAGCAGGCACAAGACTGGTAACAACCAACGTAGCATTGCGTATGAATCAGATAAGCTCAGTGCTGCCGTATTTTCAACGTCCGGATATGGCGGATACCTCGAGACTGGCACTGCAAAGATGGCAGGGATTCCGTACTTCAAGCCTGCGCTTGACAAGAACATGCCCGACCTCGGCAAGAACATCAAGAGGCATATGTAATGGTAGATTCCAACCGTGTGATTCACGACTATTTGGTGGCCATGCCTGCGATTACCGCGCTGGTAGGCGCGCGCGTCTATGCAGCAAACCCACTGCCAGCCGATGCAACGCTACCGTGCATCAGCTTCTTCACCCGGGGCGGTACAAGCATCCCATCAGTGCCACAAATCGTCGTACCGTCAGTGCAGTTCTCATGTTGGGCGGATGACCCTATTGAAGCGCGCAAGGTCTACAGGGCGCTATATGACGAACTGAATGGACTCTATGACGGACAGGTGACGATTGACGGCACAGACTACTGGATAATGCGAGCAATCGAGGAAGTACAGGGACAGGACATTCAGGACACGGATATACCCGCCTACTGGAAAGTCTTGACCTTCTATGCGATAACAATTCGGAATTTCTAGGAGGTAACACATGGCTACAGCAGGAGCGATAGGACACACTACGGTACTAAAGTGGAACGTCACCGACGTGGCAGAGGTAACCAGCATAGGCGGGGTGAAAATATCTGTCAGCAAGGTCGATTCCACAAGTCTTGAATCGGCAAACTACTACAAGGAAATACTGCCAGGGCTGCTTGACCCTGGCGATATTGAGATCAAGGGCATATTCAAGCCGGGAGATACGGACGGACAGATAGCCCTGATGACCGACATGGAAGCCAGGACAAGCAGGGCCTTCACAATCACGTTCCCAACGGCGTTGGCGGCAACGTGGACCGGCACTGCCTACGTTACAGGCTTTGGAACCGACGAGGTAACAAGTGATGGGATGGTGGCATTTACGGCAACGCTTAGCATTGTCGGACAGCCTTTGCTGAACATCACGCTTGCTGCCGGCATGACAGGACTGACCGGAACCGAGACAAGCGGTGCAATCACCATCGAACCGACTATCGCACTCGCAACCTACACCTACAATTCAGTGACAGACCTGACAGGCGCATGGATAACTCTTACTCCTGTGGGTGCTGCCTGCACCTTCGATATCGTTGCTCTTGGTGTGACGCACACGGTTGCGACCGGCGTTGCCACTGGACACATAACGGTTGGTGGCGCGGATACCGTGACGACTGTATACATCGAGTGCAAAGAAACTGGCAAGGTCAGCAGGAACTACACCCTGATCGTGACGTACCCGTAAGAGTTGAACATGGGGGCGGGTAAAACCGCCCCCTACATAGGAGGTGGCAATTGGTAACTGTCAAGTTGGACAAAGAACGGCATCTGAAATTGGCGCTGCGTGGCATGGTGGCATTCGAGGAACTGACCGGCAAGAATTTACTCAACGGAGTAGATTTCACACAGATGACGATGCAGGAAGTTGCTGGCCTGATGTGGGCATGCCTGCTGCACGAGGACAAGGAACTGACCTTTGACGTATTCCTTGATATCGTGAACCTGAATGATATCCCTACATTGTCAGACGCGGTGGCTCGCTGCGTAACTGAGTCATTCCCTGAAAGCAAGGGGAAGAAACGCCCTTTAGTAGCGAAGCCCCCAAGTGGATAGACCTGTGGGCATTTGGGCGCTACGACCTTGGACTGACCGAGGAGGACTTCTGGAACATGACACTGCGAGAATTCCGGGCGCTGGTTGACCGATGCGAAGGTGTGCGTGAGTGGATGAACTCTCGCACGGCACTACTCTGTGCCGTCATCGTCAACATGCACCGCGACCCAAAGAGCAAGCCGGTGAAGGTTGAAGACTTCATGCCGAGGCGCAAACACACGGAAGAACAAACGCCGGAGGCAATGCTGGCTATTGTGCAGTTACTGAATGCAGCACACGGCGGGAAAGTTGTTACAGATGGATTCTGTGAGAACTGAGGTGAAGCATGGATTTAGGTGATGCGAAATACACCATAAACCTCGACGATAAAGCTACGGCGAAAATGAAGAACATCAGTTCTTCTATCGAGGGCATGGGCAAGAAGATGGGCAAGGTCGGGCTGATAATGGGTGCAGTCGGCCTGGCCATCGGCGGCGTCGCGTTAAAACTTTCTGCTGACTTCGGCAGCGCAATGCGTGAAGTCAATACCATGATGCTGCTGTCAGAGGATGAGTTCGCTGCGTTCAAGGACGAGGTACGCGCCCTCTCTGTTGAGATGGGTGTCAGTGCAGTTGACTCGGCTCATGCGCTCTATCAGGCTATCTCAGCAGGCATTCCGAAAGAGAACGTGATGACCTTTCTGGAAGTCGCAACGAAGGCTGCTATCGGAGGCATCACAGATACGACAACTGCTGTATCAGGACTAACTACTATCATCAACGCATTCAAGTTGTCCGTTTCAGATGCCGAATACGTTGCAGACGTGATGTTTACCACGGTCAAAAAAGGTACAACGACATTTCCAGAGCTAGCTGCATCAATGAGCATTGCCGCGCCAATGGCTGCGGCGCTCGGAGTCGGCTTCGAGGAAATGCTGGCAATGGTTGCCACTCTCACAAAACAGGGCGTTCCAACAGCGCAGGCATTCACACAGATACGTGCAGCTATGGTTGCGTTGTCTACGCCAACAGCGGGCATGGCAGAACTATTAAAGGGTGTTGGTTACGCATCGGGCACTGCCCTAATTGAAGCCGAGGGATTTGAGGGCGCATTGGCTGCGCTACGGACAGAGGCTGGTACTGATATAAGCACACTTGGTGCAGCTATGGGTAGTGTTGAGGCACTTGGCGGTACGCTAGGCGTTACTGGAGAGAATGCACAGGGCGCTGCCGATGACCTAAAGGCTATGGCTGATACTACTGGCTCGCTCACAGATGCAACCGACGAGATGGAGAAAACCGCTGGCCGCACGATGGAAACGTTGAAAGCGCAGGTAGCTGACCTGTCTAGAGAGCTTGGCGATACCCTCATGCCAATTTATGCGAAATTTCTTCAAGGACTATCTGATGCGGTCACGTACATAACTGCGTGGTCTGATGCACACCCTCAGCTTATCGAGAATATTGGGAAGGCCGTATTTGCGCTCGTTGGCACAGGAGGTTTCCTAATCGCAGTGAGCAGAATCATCGCCATAGTTGTGCAACTACGAAACGGACTGATAGCGGTACAAGCGCTGTCAGGCGTAAAGGGATGGGCGCTGTTGCTTGGAGCCACCGCAGCAGCAACGTTGTCTATGGCTGCGTTCGATAAGATGTCACAGGTAGGTGTACAGGGCGACATGGAACATCGCGGCCTTGTTGTTGGCTCTCCTGAGTGGGAAGCTAGACAGGCGCAGGTGTTGTCACTTGGGTCTGCTGCATCACTGGTGAATGCCGGTGGCACTTCCGCGCAGAACGTGACGGTGAACGTAGCCGGTTCTGTTGTAGCCGAGCGAGAGCTGACGTCGATAGTTCGTGACGGACTGTTGGCTATATCTGAAAATAACGACGGAGTGGGTCTAGCATGAGTGCGACTGTTCGCATAGCCTTTGATTCAGACCCGTTTGACGCGGCGCCTGCATGGACTTCGGTCAACGCTATGGAGATTCACACGAAACGCGGACGGCAGAATGTACTGGGGCGCATGGAGGCCGGCACTGCGACTGTTGTCCTGCCGAATGAGGACGGGGCTTATTGGGCTGACAATGCAGCGGGTGCATACTACGGCAAGATAGAGCCCGGGAAGCGTATCAACATTCGTAAGACGTACAACGGCATCACATATAACGCATATACCGGATTCATCAACAAATGGACACCGGCATGGGCAGAGGGGAGTGCAGGCAGGACGATGGTTCTTGAATGTGTCGACTTCATGGCCTTTGCATCCGGGTATTCAATCAATGACGCGGTAGGATATGCAGAGGAATTGTCAGGCGTCCGCATAGGAAACGTCCTGGATGAGATAGGCTGGCCTGTATCAGCAGGGGAGTTTGATTTCTGGCTACTTGAGGATGCAGTGAAATCGCTGCTAGGGACTTCTACATACCTCGCCGGTACGGTTGGGTCAGGCAGGACACTTGTACCGGCCACAGGGGCCATAGAAGGGCTCAATGCAACGGCACATCTGTATGCCGTGCAGGACGCAGAGCGTGGCATCCTGTTCGTCGACACTGACGGTACGATTGCATTCCACGACAGATACTATCGCATGTTCAACAGTGGAATTGCCGCGGCGACTTTCGGAGACGCTAGTCTTGATTTCATCACCTTTGACCCGACGCGAGACAGGAATCGCGTCTACAACATTGTCAGGGTTACGCGATCGGGAGGGGTAGAGCAGGAGTCTACGGACGCAACAAGCAGGACTGCCTACGGGCCCCGGACGTTGCCACTAACACTGTTGCTCACCTCGGATGCTGCCTGTCTTGCAGTCGCGCAATACATCAAGAACAGGTCAAAGGACTCGCGCACTGAGGTGCCGAACATCAGAATAATGCCGGACAAAGACCCGGCGAATCTCTACCCCATCGTCTTGGGCCTTGGGATATCTGACAGAATCAATATCACGCTCGCGATTGCATCGTTCGACGCTGATTTCTTCATAGAGGGGATACAGCACGATTGGAAGGCGTCGGAGGGCATTTGGAGAACACGCTGGCAATTATCGCCAGCGACAGCCGACACTATGTGGCGACTGGAAACCGTCGGATTCAGCGAACTAGCAGAGACAACTATAGTAGGATTCTAGGAGGTGACGCATGGCCTGGACAGTACCATCGGATAGGTCGGTCGGAGAACTGATAACAGCTACCATCTGGAATCAGAACCTGGGCCTTGCCGGGAACTCAAAATACCTGAAGGACCAACTGGACACCTGCGCCGTGGCTGCAGCAGCCATCACCAAGGGAACGATATACCAAAACACGAGCGGCCACACGCAGATAATCACGGTCACTGCGTGGTGTCAGAATGGCAACCATGAAATTGAAGCCTTTGTTGGGGCAGCTAGCCCACCGACTATTAAATGTGGGCGTGTCAAGTCCGGGGCTAACGACGACAACACCGCACCTATTACCATTGTTGTGCCGGACGACTATTACTATGAGTTCGATGGCGATGGGGACCTTGACGGCTTATACGATTACGTCGCGACATTACACTGACCTTCTCGGCATCACCTTGAAATACGCGCGCTATTAGGAGGCAATATGGAACTGAGCGAAGTGCAGAAAGCAGCTAGACCGATTGCAATGGTGGTGCTCGCCGTGTTCCTGTGCGCTATGGCTGCGCTCGAGCAGACCGGATACGGTGAGGCTCCTAAATGGTTCGTCGCACCAGGCGCGGCAATCTTCTTTGAGTGGGTTGGTGAATGGGTTGTCTACTGGAAGAAACGCGGCGCGATATGAGAAAGAAAACCTCCATCTGCCATTACTGTGCAGGCATCATTGCAGCGCTCATAACGCTGTTCGTTTCAATCCCTATCGGCATCACACTGGTGGTGCTATTCACGGCACTGGAACTATGGGACGCTGTGAGGGGGCATGATTCGTGGTGGGACTTTCAGGAGTTCGTCCTGGCCTACTTT